CATTGTCAACATAGATGCCTTTTCCGTATGATTTCTGTTGGCTTTTTTCAAATGTTAGGGACATTAAAACCTCTTTAGTTTAGTTGGTGTATCGGGTGATTTTTCCTGCTCTTCTGCATCATCATACTTCAGAGCATTCTCAATGGTTCTTGGCAGGCTGTTCTCATCAATAGCAAGAGTCTTGCGGGAGAATCCGTTCTTCCCATTGAACTCTTCTTCTACAGTCCATTGCTTTCCGTTCTTGACTATGATTAAGTCAGCACGATAGGGCATGTCCTTGTAGATGCGGGGTACTTTACCTACAACACGGTCATTGACGTACTCGTCTTTGACTTTTGCTGTGAGTACGCAATTAAAGTCTGCATCCTTAATGTCGTCCAGGATAGCATTCAACATACCCCATACCTCTGTCCAGTTGAAGATAGGATAAATCTTCTCTGCTTTGGTACGGGCAAGGTATTCAGCTTCTGCGAAGGTCTGAAGGTCACTGCCACTGTCAATGACAATAGTGCCTTTAGGCATGCGTAAGATAGCCTTTACCGCTGTGATTACTTCCTTATAGTTGGTTACCTGCTTAATGTTTGATACACCAAGCTTTGTACCGACTATCTTCGCTCTGCGTTCCGTGTCTATAACATAGACTGGACCGAGCTCTTTCATGGTCATTGCCATATGGGTTTTACCTGAGCCTTCCTTGCCTACAAGAACTATGGTAAGACCTGAGAGTGGGGTAGAGTCAAAGGAGAAGTTCTTGATACCTTCAATAAGCTCCTTCTTTTCTTCCTCAGTGTGGTAGTATGGGTTCATTTTTTTTGCCATATAACTCCTTTGTTTGGGGGCTGTAAGATAAGTAAAACCTACCTTACAGCCAAATTGATAAATATGTTAGATGGATAACCGTATGCTAAGAAGTTCATAACCTTCATATTGGATACGATACCTAGATATTTCAAAAGGGCTTATAGTAGTGCCTAAATCTTTGCAATAGACAGAACCATTCAAGTATAATGTTACATACATAGGCGTACTCCAAGAATGCTATGAGAGCCATTAACAAGAAGTGGCTTTAAGCTTGGGTAGGGGTTCATGAACATGTCAGAATAGTTACAATAATCAGAACCCCGATACGATACTCTTACATACATAGGCGTATCCCCATTCTTCCTACTGGTTTATACTGTAAAACTTTGTCAATTATTAACTCATCTTTTGATAGTACATAATGACGACTGAACCAAGAGCGTCCATAAAATTGAACTTTTAGATGCATAGGCGTATCCCCATTCTTCCAACAGGTAGATACATAAGAAAAAGATTAGGTGAACTTTTTTCTTCTTGGCTAATGTCTATACAATAAGGGTCACTATACCAAGAAGTACCATAAGAAATGATAGTCATAAGCATAACCTTACTCCTTCTCGTGACTTAGCTGTTAAAGACCTTCTTTCCAATGGTTGGTCACCTGAATAATCAAAGGACCAGTAGTATGGGTTATTATCTTTTCCACAGCCACAGTAACAAATTATCAAACGCATAGTCTTACTCCTGTATCAGGGCATTTGTAAGGTTTAACTGGTAACAAGTAATAAAGACGGGGGCCATATGTATAATAGCCTCCACCACATAAAAACAATTCTAAACACATAGTCTTATTCCTTGGTCGAAAGCTTTTCTACAGGTTCTATAAGTTTCGTGTGATATAGAATATGAATATGGTATTCTATAACCAATGTACCAATCAGATGACATTCCGATGTACACGTTATAATATATTGAATTAATTATAGGCATAACCGTACTCCAAAATAGCTTGATCTAGGTATGTATCTGCTTTGAATATACCACTTCTTCTCTTCATATTCTTCATTCTTTAGGAATGAACCATGATTTGAGTTACTTCTTACAATGTAGTTCATCATATACATAATCTGAAACTTCCTTTCGGGGCTAACCATGTTATATGAGCCCAAGAGTTGTAAAATGGGTCTCTATCGCCAGGTCTTTTGACACACGCTTCAAACGACTTGCCAATATAGTAAATTTTTATATGCATAACCGTACTCCTAGCTTGTCACAGAAGGCATAGCCATCTTCTAGTATTGCCAAAAGATACCATGTCACACAACGTTCATTAGCACAATTATGATGATCACGATGATAAGCTGTTGGGCTATTCCATATTGCTATGGGATCTCTTTGATTGTTTATAGGCATAGTCTTACTCCTACATTGTCAACATCTGTGAAATTTAGCCCTACTGAATACCATATTCTATAAAGAGCATAATACTCATCTAGAACGTACCAATCAAAAGGAATACCGTAAGATGCAATGTTCGTATACTTTATTATAGGCATAGTCTCACTCCTAATGTTAAACATTGTCCAGGGTCTTCATCGAAATAATACCATGATTGTATGAACCATTCCGCATATGTACTAGGGGTTACTCTTGAGTAACCGAGGCAAAACAGATTTATAAGCATAGACGGGCTCCAAAGAATCTGTTCGACGACATAGGGATATGGTGTTGTGTAAATAAATATACTTCTGGGCAAGGACGATAGTAAACACCTGAAGAATAACTGGAGCCACGGTATATGATGTTTGTCCTCCTGTTTGTCATAGGCATAGCCGTACTCCTAAATGTTTATCAAAAGCATAGCCATTCTTCTTTTCAACAAGAAGCATCCATCCTCCTACATCAACATATTCAGTCTCTAAGTTACTAGCAAAGTCTTCAGAACAGTATCTTTGGCATTTTATTGTTATTTCATTGTCTTCTTCATTGATAGGCATACAAGTCTCCTTTATAGAAGTGGGGGAGTGTTGGTACTCCCCCTGTGAATACTAATTAGAGCTTACTGTAACCAACTACAGTACTCTGTGGCACAACAGCTGCCACAAGTGGGACACGGTTGATGACCCAACCGCAACCAACCATTTCTCCAGTTCTCATGGCAGTAATCTCACGAGACAAGAGCTCTAACTCCTGCTCGACTGTTTCCTCGTTGAAGCCTTCTTCAGAGTAATTGATGGTAATTGTCAACACTCTGTCATTGTAGCTGGGCTTTACATAGCCCAGTCTGTTACTGCTATTACCTGGCTTGGTAATGTCAGCTTTCAGGATCACTGACCGTGGCATAAAGCCGTTGGTCAGGAAGAATTCAACGATTTTGAGAATCAAGTTTTTGATAGTGCTATTCATATAGCATCCTTTCTTATTTAGTTAAGGGAGGGGTGTTGCTAGCAACGGGGACAGCCTCCCACTGCCCCCTTAAAAGAATCTTATCTGACAATAGTATGGGTTGCTTCCCATACATTGCCACTCATGTCATAGATACCAAGTTCATTCGGCTGGAGTTGGGCAACAGGATGAGTTTTCCCATTGCTGTTCTCATGGAACCAGCCAACCTTTAACGCATCATCACTACCAGAAAACTTCTTCTGACGGTTGTATACGCCACCTCTGGCAGTATACTCCCACAGAAGGGCTTCTGGAAGCTTGATACTTTCATCTACGTTGGGTAGAAGCTCAAACGCATTGGGCTCCTCGATTTCGTAGGGCTCTGGCTGCCCTATGAGAACTGATATTTTGTTGCAAAAGCGCAACATATCCCAGAAGGATATGCTTTCTACGGGTCTCTGTTCACTTTTGAAATGTGATGGGTTTGTGCCCATTACAGCAGCATATAACTCCTGTGTAAGAGGAGTTCTTGCCATCCAACGTACCTTGTCAGGCATCTGAATGGTCTCGCCATGTCTGTTTATAAAAGAACCAGGGATGATCTTCACCATCTCGAACTCTACACCATTTACAGTATAGGTTCTAACCGTGATTTCATTCCGAAACTGGTCTGTCTCGGAATTGACTTCCACGGTTTCGTCATGTAGGGTATACATGACTCTGTTTTGGTCATCTTTGACCTCTACCTTTGGACCTCTTGTCAAGAGGGCCTTCCCCATCTTCATCTGGGTCTGGGGAATACTTTCTCCAGCTTTTGAGATAGTCATTGTAGCTGTTATAGTCTCGGTAGCCGTAGCTATCGTCGTCGAAGTAGGTCCCTCTGTGTGTGACCCACTCTTTCTTACTCGCGACATATTGTATTGCTCCTTCCAACCCTCTTTCGAGGGTGAACTTGTAAATGATATTTTCGGGTAGCTTCACTACCCTGTGGAATTGTACGTTGAATCCTTTGAATGACCAAGGCATTATTTGCTTGTCATCCATCAAGGTTGTCAACACTTCTTCTGTAGAGGCGAAGTACATTATCTCTGCTTCTTCATCAAATCCAAGAACGATAGGGTTTGATGTTCTATACAGAACTAACGTGTTGGGCTTTTTTTTGTTTATGGCTGCCACGGCAAAGGTGCCTGACAGTTCAGAAACAAACGGAACCAAGGTTGATACCTTATCCCAGTTCCACTTTGCCATCTGGTAGGCGATAGCATAGCTATCTACTTCAGGTCGTCCTTCCTCAACAGCCACTTTCTCATCATTGCTGATGTGACCGTTGTGAACAATAGAAACATCACCACATACGACAGGGTGATTGTTGTTATTGTCTTTGGAAGTTCCCTGTGTCTCCCATCTGGTGTGGAAGATACAGATTGAAGGAAGATGGTTCTTCAGATACATAAACATTGGTGTCTTCACTATTTCAGCGGCAGACACGTTGTTCTTGTATAGGAAGCCATCATTACCACTCCATCCCGCAGAATGGTGCCCACGGGATTGCAGAAGCTGAAAGGCTTTCTGTATAGATTGTCCATCAGGTCTCTTATCTCCATATGCTATGTATCCCATTATACCGCACATACAATAGCCTCCATAAGGTGTAGTACACGGATACTCTTCTGATGGTAGAGGTCTTGACTGAAGGTTAGCTTGCCCTGAGTTGTTGCTTCAACTATGATGCTATCCCACTTCCCCACCTCAGCTTCCTGAAGGGTTTTGATTTTATCAGCTACCCATTGAGGGCAGGTGATATGAAATCCTGGGAGGTCGTTGAACTCAACAGTCAGAGGATGTTTCACAGGCTTACCATTGTAATTCTCGATTGAACTGATACGAACTACCAGTTCTGCTGGTTCTACAAACTCACCAAAGACAATGAGCCCAAGAGCAGAAGAGATGTCATGGTTATTCTCAACAAACTTCCTCCAGTTAGGAACGAAATTTGAAGAAAGCACGAACTTGTGGTTCTCAGGAAGTTTCCTGACAACCTCGTTCAAATACTCTTCTATAACCTTGTTCTGTGTTCCTTTGAACACTTCCCAAGATTTATAGATGTACAATGCGGCCATCCCTGGACTATCGAGCCAAGAGGGGAACCCTCTGTACTCCATACCCCAGTCTTGGTTTTTGTAGTCTTTCGACCCGCCATAACCAGAATCAAGGCGCTTCTTCTTGTCCTTTTCGGCAAAAAGGAGGTTGAACTCATCATTCACCTTTGACAGTGAATTGACAAGTTTGGTGGTGGGGCTTACCCCTAGGTGGATATGACCACCAATAGGGCTTCCTCCTTGATAATGACCACCTCTTAGGGAATATCTACTCCCAAGCTTTTCGTCAAGCCTGAGGATAAGATCCCCAATATTACACACCAACTCATGCGGTGTTCTTGCATGCTTTGGTCTGAGCTCTCCAGTAGCTGAGTGACCATCATAGCCAACCTCCCCACTGGAGATCGTAAACTGGCTGTAGGTGTCCCTTGCAGAGACTTTCCTGCCAGCATCAAATATAATAAATTCAGGGTCTGCCCCTATGGTGTAGCCCATGAGGTTGTCTCCTTTCTGTTGTTATAAAATAATTAGCTATCGTCAGGTAGTAAGCCTGACTGAATGTGGCAAGAGCCACAACGCTATCTTCCCACCACCAGAGGTTGAGGAAGAATAGGACGAATGTTATCAAGATTAAGGCCTTCATATACATAAGCGCACTCCATGAGTGTTTAGAGTATGTGAATAGAACTCTACACCACTTCCAACAGTATGATAATTAGAATTTAACCGCCAAGAATATGGCAGATACCTTTCGTTTCTCATGTGGTCTGCACCTAAGAACCAGTTACAGGAATAGCCATAGATGATTACAGCTATACACATAATCTTACTCCTATTTCATCACAACCTCCAGGGGAAGGTAATGATAGGGCAAATGAATAATGAACATAAGGAAGTGATTGGTCGTCCCTTCCATACCATGTCCATGAAATACCATAGTGCTTTCCTGCGGCATTAAGTGTCATAGGCATAGTCTTCCTCCTAAAATTTCTTCAAAGTTCCAAAATTTTATGATTATACCATGCTCATCACCTATAGGACGATAGTAGCATCCAATTTTTACTCGAGTTGAGTACCCAAAAATATAGACTTGTGTCATAAACATAAGCGTACTCCATTGACTTGGCTTTTCAAATGTTGAAGCCAATCCCAATAAAATTTATGTCCATTAGTATCTTTTTGTACCCACCTATGGGAATAGCCAGCCGTTTCAATCTTTATATGAATCCTCACAAACATAGGCGTACTCCATGATACATGTTCTCAACAGACATAGTCCTCTTTAGTGATGTTGGGTATGAACAGTAAACCTTCAGCTCTTCAACCCACCATCCATAGGAGTTTCCGAACACTAAAATCACTATATGCATAAACGCATTCCTTTCCATGGGGTGTGAAATGAGACCCAATTTATGTGGATTAAGAAAACTAAGGTCTTATCTTTTTTTGAATAGTCATAAGAAAGACCCATCACTCTTATACGCATAATCTTACTCCTATGCCTATGACATCCCATCTTTGCAGTCTGAGACCATAGTTGTTGGAGATAGGTGCTCCATAGTTCTTTAGCCTACATCCACATGAAATTCCAAGGACATATATTGACTTGTTCATAAACATAATCGTAACCCCCTATCTGAGGTTCTTAGATTAAGATCCCCAGGATGTTGGTTATGAAAGAAACTTTCCATTTCTCTCGTTTTCTGAGTACAATAGTAGCTCGTTCCAAACAGAAAAACTCCTTTATTTATCATAAAGTCAATGAAGAAAGTTACAGGCATAGTCTTACTCCTGTGCTATTTTGTACAAAGACAGCTACGTCAAGAACATAGCCATCTGACAGAACTATAAGCATAATCTAACTCCCATCTCAAATGGATATGAATAATGAGGTGGAACCCAGTGCCATAGAGGAAGTAAAGGGTTTCCTTTGTAATGAAGTCCGAAAAGATTGTAGAGATCAGGCTCTACTATTTCAATAAGATATGTTTTCTTCCTTCCTACATATCCTTGTATCCATCCTTGCCCATCTCCATAGTGAAAATCCTTTCTGTAATCTTCACGCTGGTCTGTAAGGACAATGAGCTTTTCTTTTGGAAGCCCAGTTTTCAATTCTTTCATTGTTACTGGGAGAAAAACTTTGCTTATTTGGTGACCATTAGAATATGCCCTTAATGGGGCTAAAACTTCTACTTCCATACTATCTCCAATAAAAGTTATAGGGAGCTATAGGTTTCACTTGCACCTATTCCTGTGTAGTGGAGACATTCTCACACAGGTTGCTCCCTATTGAAAGGTTACCCCTCTCCACAGAGGGTTAATTATAAAGGGGCATGGGTTTCCTAGCTTTATCTGTTACTTCACAGCATTGTACATAATAGCACAGGTGTATTCTCTAGAGAATACTGGCTATCTATGTATGCAAGAGACTGTCTCTTTCACTTTACTACCGTATACCCGACATCCGAGCTCAGATGCCACCCCAAAAAACAGAGAAGGATGTAAGAGTCAGCGTTACGCCAGAACAGTTACCTGTGGAGAGCTCACCACATTTTATCCCTCCCTCACTAAAAACATAAATGGCCAGGAGAGTTCTGGGCGCGTTGCCCATCCGTCTCCATATTCCTACGAGCTCATAGGAGTGGCCATTGAAACTTGAAAACTAGTCGTTAATTGCATACTTTTTTACAGTATGCAACCCCCACTTGCCTGACGGCAGATAGGTGACATTGAGGATAGTACTTGGGTACCACATGTACCGCAAGTCCTCTGGTTTGAAGTCATAGAGAATAACAGCATGGTTTTCCCATGCTTCGATACACCTATCTGCCCCGTAAAACAGTATGAGATTCCAAAGGGTTAGAATAGTTAATCCTGCCCCTCTTACCCAGGGGAGGGTAAACAAAGACTCCTTGTGCTGCCAGAAATAGGCAACACTGAGGATGAGGATCATAGCGAGCTCCCAATGGCCATTAGGGAGGCCAACATAAAGCCTGTCTTCCCAGTTATGCCAATCGGCATAGCCGACTGTGAGCACGAAGATGATTAGGTGTAACGGCTTCAATGACCTAATGGTCATGAAAGCCATGAAAGTGAGAATGACAAATGATAAGTTTTCCATAATATCTCCAATTAGCACTCTCTTAAATGTAATTAAACGGAGGAGAGCAGCGTGAGTGCACCACTGCCCAACTCCTGAACCCAACTCCAGGTATACCTGGTTGTGGGCTTTGAAGACCATATAGGATTTGAACCTATATCTCTCAGGGCTATAGCAATAGTTACCTGAACGCATTTCCCTGTATGCTTATGGTCTTACCAGCACATGTGGGGAGTCATGTGCAAAAACCAAAGCCCCCTCACCAACACCATTATCTGACTTGAGTGATGGGTATTGGGGGCATAATAAAAACTGCTAGTCGTTGAGAATCTTCTCCCCAACTTTGACGGTTAACCAAGTAATCTTGGCACCATCAGGGAGACTGGTGGCTCCCTCTTCTAGCCGTGGTCCAGTATATTGACCTACGACTAAAATGTCACCGATTTCAAGAGTCGTAGTGACTCTATTCATCGGGATTTCAACATCAAGGATACTCGAGAAAAGCATAGCGGTCTCCTTGTGACCTACTATACTTACCCAGTCCAACATGGACATCAATTTCTTGATGCCTGCTGGGCTTATGTTGCGGACATCCAGTGAATGTCCTTCACTGAGCCCGCAACCATTGAAAAGATCGGTAAGCATCCCTAAAGAAAATGCATTACCAATAAATAAACGACCAAATGGCATAAAAACCTCCAGGGTTATCCCCTCCCCATTGCTGAGGAGGGGTTGTGAATGTTTTTACCAGTAAGGCTCTTCTTCAGGAGAATCCTCAACAGGCTGTGCTGGTACTGGCTCAGGAGTTTCTTCAGAAATAGTCTGAAGATATTCCCTACCAGCTTCTGTTATGGAAATCTCTTCTTCAATAACTTCTACAATGGCACTGGGAGCTTCAACCCAGTTCCATTCTGCCATGTAATTGGCCACCTTGTGTCTGTGTCCAATGGTTACATTGGAACAGCAGTCGAACATAGGTGCTTGGGTTTCCTCATCAAATCTGTACCTATTTGGTACTACGACATAGAGAAGATTCTCCCTGGAGACCCATTCGGGTAGAAACCCTGAGAACTCCTTCAGGGCTTCTGTGATTTTGTAAGACGGAAGTTCGGTAACAGTATACCCAAATCCCTTAACCTCCATTTCATGGTATACTTTAATGCCATAGTGGAGCGTTGGGTTGTTGGTAAATACTGCAAGAAAATCATTCTTGCATTTCAGCACAATAAGACCACTTACGCTGTGGCCTTCACCGAATTCAATCCCTTGGTGAGATTTATAGGAGGAGTTCATGCGGGTGAGAGAGATTGTCTCCCCCTTAGCAACGAGCACTTTTTCAGTGCTCATGGCAAATGAGGTTAAGAAACGAAGAATTTGTGCCATTACGGCCATTGACGTCTTCATAAGGTTGTCTCCAATGTGTTTGTTAAGATAAGTGAATGAGTTAGACTCTCCCCGGTGCCTTACGGCTGCCTGCTGGGTTAACACGACCCGAGGAGAGAATTTATTCATGGCTAGCCCAGTCTTTGCCATGCCAACAGCCTTACTCAAGGGCTGTAGTGTGGTTTTCCTTCACCACCAGTTAGATGTCCTTTGTTTATCGCATGGACATCAGTGCGTAGTGGTAGATACTGCACACTTACCACTATGGGTATGCAGGACTGTTCTCAGTCAGCGATAGTAGCATCTCGATATGACGCTACTATGTTCTCGGGGGTTATGTGATGTCTTCATAACCCCATATAGGGGTAGGGACAATCACTTATCCCCAATAGCCTTAACACCGTAAGACCTCAGTTCAGCAGCAGCTTCAGGGTGAACTTGTACAACTTTGGGATTCCGTGTTGGGCTGATGTCCCCTGATTTCACACAGGTCCTAAGCTCTGCACTATCCCAAAAGTTTACGGGAGCCGCACCGTTAATAGCGCTTACATCTTCGGGGGTTGGTGTCTTTTGTAGTCTCATTTCTATTCCTTTCAATGGTGAAAAACAACCAAAAGGTCAGGGGACACCATCCCGAAGGGGGGGGTTGGGTTGTGGATAATCTCCCACCAACAGTATAGGTGTACTTTTAGCCCCCTATCTCCTACCCTCCTCTCTACACCATTTAGGTCACTCTTCCGTACCCTGCTTTTAGGGTAATTTTCTCCCCCTTTCCTGCGTTTTCAGCCTACTTTCCCACAATATTTTTTTATATTATTTTTTTCGACTTGCATCGTAACTAGTTCTTCTCCATATTTGCAGTGCTCGCTTTCATGATTACTTACTATCAGTACTTCCTCAGTACAGTTCTTCTTACTCTTACCTGTTTACAGCCCCCTCGAGAATATGGTCTTGACTTTGTGATTGCCCTTGGATTACAGCAGGCGCTTCGCTTACGCAACACGCCCTTCGCTTCGCTCAGGGACGAGTTGCTACCCTGCTGGATAAATAGCTTTTGGGGCAGTTAAGGAGAGAACCATTAAAGAGAAAGCTCCGTCCATGCACAAGGAAAAGAAGATCACCCTACCGAATGCAAGTATCTGCCCGAAATGCCATAAGACAGTAATCTGGATGCCGACGAGAGGCGGAAAGGAAGTCCCCGTTGAACCCTACTCCATATCCACTGGAGAGACTGTCTACACACCCTACAAACATACCTGCCATTGGGACTATTGTCATCCTATACAGAAGAGCACGGTCACCCTTATGATAGAGGGCCCTGAATTCATGACTGGGGTAAAGGCCTATGCAGACAGCCATAAAATCATTGAAATAAGCCAACCCTCTACATTAAGAACCAACATCACTATCCTGAAAGGCCATACCTATGAAGAACTCATCAAAATCTGCGAAGAAAGAAACTGGAGCTATAGAATATACCAAGACGGACATAAAGGACCTGTTCAACAGTCTGGACCCAAGAAAAAAGGGAAGCCTGCCCGCAGCAAACAACCGAGTCTTTTCGATGAACTCGAACCATAAGACCCCCACGGGAAGTATAGGCCTGCCAGACCACCTGATCTTCACACCCTTTGGCCTTGTTATTGTAGAGGTGAAGATGAAGGCTACAAAGGACAGGCTGGGAGAGAAGCAGATGGACCTTCAGATATTCCTGAAGACCCACAGGTACTGGTATTATGTTGTTACTACCTATGAGGAGGCGGCCTGTCTGAGGAATGCAATCTACAGAGGAAACCTTGAAAAAGAGAGTCATGAGAAGTATATTTCACCTGACTATCTGAAAGGCCTTGATGATTGAGATAAAAAGACGGTGGGACACCAGGGCACAGTGGATGAACACACCAGGGCTGGTAGCCAGGGTAGTCCCCAATGTAGCGCACTGGTTTCCCGTGTACACGAAGGCAGAGGCAGACAGTCTGGGTATGACCTATACCTACTGGAAGCATGCCGAAAAGGATATGGAGTGGATACTGACCGATGATGAGTATGTCATGCAGGCTCTCTATGTAAGGTACTACGCGAGAAGCGGGAGGACCATGAACAAGATGGTGCAGGGCAGTGCCTGTCCGAAGAGGTTTGTGACAAGCAGGATGACCATGATGTTTGAGGAACAGCACAACATCAGGAGGTACAGCGGTATCCCAAGCACCTATGACATCAATGTTCTTCTCAGGAAGAAGAGAACCCAGGCAGCCATACTTGCCTACTGCAATATGATACTTGCAGGGAGTATGGACCTGAAGACAGTCTATAACGCACTGGTTGACAAGGGCAATAAGCCAGGAAGCAACAGAAAGGCAGAAAAGATATGGAAATACATACTGAAGACCCAGGAAGGGAAGGCAGCCGTGGATGCTGAAATGCAGAGGATTCTTGCTGGTAAGGGCATTACAAGAGAGTGGGTACTGGATGTACAGCTTGATGCCCTGAACATAGCAAGAGATAAGAAAGACCCGCTGACTATGGTCAAGATAGCCGAGAGTATAGTCAAGTTATCGGGTTTGGATAAACCTAAACAGGAAGATGACTTCTTTGGAGCACTGAATGAATCGAGTACAAACAATCACCTACTTGAAGCAGGATTTACTGAAATTCGGGAAATTAGTGATGCCAACGACCTTCTATGCGAAGAGCCCAGAGGTTCACAAGGACCTGATGAGACTCCTTCTGGACAAGACGAAGAAGAAACTGAACTTCATCTTACCGAGGGGTTTGGGGAAGAGCACCCTGACAGCGGAGGTCTTCCCATTGTTTCACCTGTTTGTTGATGCCTTTGACCCTGAGAAGAAGACCTTTGACAAGAGACTTATTGTTATTGCCAGTAAGACCCAGGGTCATGCGGTAAACAGGTTACAGGTTATCAAAGATGTTATTACCTTCAGTGAACCATTCAGACAACTGTTTGGGTACTGGGGCAAGGAGAATGCAATAAAATGGACGAATGATGAGATTATACTGAAGAACGGAAGTGCGGTAGTCTGTAAGGGTACCACACAGCAGATCAGAGGTATGAACATAGGGGGTACCCGTCCAACCTATATCGTCCTTGATGACCCCGAAGATGAGAACAACACCAAGACAGATGAGGCTATGGAAGGGAATCTGAGAGCCTTACTTCAGGGGGCGGTGCCTTCTCTTGATGCCCGTGGAGGGCGTATTTGTGTTGTTGGTACCCCAATTACCCAGAGGTGTATTGTTGAGACCCTGAAGGAGATGGAGGATTGGGTTACCGTGAAGTATTCCTATGTCAATACAAGGTCAGACGGTACAAGGTTCAGCCTGTGGCCTGAGATCAAGAGCCTTCAGGAGCTGGACGGGCTGAAGAGGTCCCTTGACAATATAGGCAGGGTGTCTGTATTCTACAAGGAGTATATGTGTGAGATTACTGGTGATGAAGATCAGTTGTTCAAGCCAGAGTACATACGGTACTATGAGGGTGAATTTACCCGAACAAATGATGGCTGGTACCTTGGTGTCAATGGTGTGCAGAAGGCTGTGAACCTGTTTGTGGGTGTTGATCCTGCCAGCAGTACGAAAGGGAATGCTGACTATTCCGTAATTATGGTGGTGGCTATGGACAGGGACAGGAATCTGTATGTGGCTGAATACTACAGACGGAGGGTAAGCCCTATGGTCCTTGCCGATGCAATTCTTCAGATGTACCACAAGTGGAAGCCAGAAAGGGTAAACATTGAGTCCGTAGGGTATCAGGAGATGCTCAGGGACTATATCAGAACCCAGGTGTTTATTCCTGGTCTTGAGGTAAAGTATACACCAAGGGGTGAAAAGAAGAAGGAACGCCTTGAATCCCTTGAAACCTACTTCGCCTCTAAGAAGGTACACCTTAAAAAAGGGATGGACGAGTTCGAGGATGAACTCCTGCTGTTCCCAAGAGCCAGCCATGATGATACCGTTGATGCTTTTTGGTATGCACTGAGACGGCTTTATGAGCCAGTTCATGAGGATTTGGTGATTCTGGATGGTCCAAAAAATGAAAAAAGAGTGCGGTATCAGCAGAATAGTTGGTTAACCGCTTGACAAGAACTAATAAAATGAGTATGTTAGACCATGCCGAATACATATGACATAAAAACAGGTCAGATAGTCGATGATACTGGCTATTATGACAAGCAGATGCCCTTCTTTGAGGATGACGAAGTCAAATTCACGAAGGAGCTCCTGGACGATTATGACAATGCAACAAGAAGAGCCTGGGCAGAAGAGGTGGTGGAAGATGATGATTTCCGTCACAACAAGCAATGGTCCCAGGAACAGATAGCCGTTCTCATAGCAAACAACCAGTCCCCTATTGTCATCAATGTTATTCAGCAGGCAGTTGAGTCTGCCGTAGCCTCCCTTACAGCAAACAGACCCCGCTTTACCACTACAGGAAGAGAAGATTCAGACACCAAGACAGGCAAGGTATTCAGTGAGATACTGACCTGGTTATGGGACCAGTCTGACGGGAATGTTGTATTTAAGCAGGTTGTTGATGACTTTTATGTCAAGAGCATGGGTGTGGTTGAGATATGCTTTGACCCCTATGGTGATTTTGGCAAGGGTGAACTTCGCATCAAAAGTGTTGACCCGCTTGATGTTTACATAGACCCGCACTCAAAAGACAAGTTTGCAAGAGATGCTGCACATATTCTCACTGTTGATATTCTCAGCAAAGAGCAGATTCTTGAGAAATGGCCCGATTGGGACCAGATTGTTATGCAGGCCAAGGAAGCACAGTATTCAAGGAAGCCTGTATCCACCCGTGACGGAGGAATAGACTTTGAAGTCTATAGTGAGAAGCATAAACGGTATGAGGTAGTAACCAGAAGAAGCAAGATGAAGGTCGTACAGACCAGGGCTTTTGACCAGACTACCATGAAGGAGTGGGTATTTGAGTGGCCAGATGAGATGGAAGCCTGGATGCAGAGCCCCATTATGCTGGTTACAAGTTTCCCGCCTCCGCAGCAGGACCCGATGACTGGTGAAATTATTGAGGCACAGCCACAGCAGAGGCTTATATCTTCTGGTGACGAGCTTGCAATGTTCAACCAGATGCTTGCACAGTTCGGTGAAATAATACATTTTGAAATTGACCCTGAAACGGGTGAACAATATCCAGCACCAGGACCCGAAATGGAGGGTTCTGTGCCAGGAAGCACCATGCAACTGCAACAGGTACCCATGCAAATGGCTGTTGAAAGTGAGCAGGTTACCCTGAAACAGTATTGGATTACTCGTATAA